TCTACGTTTGCCGTAACTAATGCTGGCGCAGTTACCGCCTCCGACATTACCGCGACAGGTGGAACGATTGGTGGCTGGACGCTGGCAAGTTCTCGCCTGTATTCATCTGCAACCTCTGGTGCAACAACTAAGTTCTACGGAGTTGTTGCCGACCCAGTGCTTCTCGGTAAGGCATTCTTTGCCGGGGCAACCAACAGCGCAGGAGACAGCGCAGTCTTCGAGGTGCTCAACGACGGTTCCGTAGTCGCCAATAACCTTTCCATTACTGGTGGTCCAGCGGCAGGAAACGTCATTAGCGTCAATAGCGGCACCTTTAGCGTGACAAGCGCTGGCGCAATGACGGCGACAAGCGCTACCGTGAGTGGATCGCTAACCGCGACAGCGGGCTCTATTGGTGGGTGGGCAGTTGACTCTGCAAGAATATACAACGCCCTTGCATCAAATCCATACATTGCTGGGGTCCAGGGCTCTAGTACCTCTACTGGAGTGGCGTTTTTTGCTGGCGGAACTACAAGCACGGGGGCAACGGCTGCATTCAAAGTCACAAATGATGGCGCCCTTACGGCGACAAACGCCAACATCACTGGCGCAGTAACCGCAACGAGCGGTTCGTTTACTGGAACAATCTCCGCTTCTGCTGGCCAGATTGGCGGCTGGGCAATTGGTTCTGACCGAATAACAAACTTAGGCGCAACAAAGTATGCAGGCATCATTGATACCGCACTAGACACAGACTTGGCATTTTTTGCTGGCGCAACAAGCAGCAGTGGTGCATCGGCGCTCTACTCGGTAACAAATGCCGGAGCACTAACGGCAAGTTCTGGAACAATTGGTGGCTTTACCCTAAGTTCAACATCACTTACCGCAGGAACTGGATCATCGGCAGTTGGACTCCTGCCAGGGACATTCCCATTCTTTGCTGGAAACAGCACCGCATCTTCTGCTCCATTCCGTGTTACAAGTGAAGGTGCTGTAACCTCATCAAATATCAACATCACTGGTGGTCCGTCTGGTGGCAACGTTATTAACATTGGTAGTGGTCAATTCTCCGTTGACTCGTCTGGATACATGAATGCAAAAACAGGAAAGTTTAGCCCTGGATCTGGTACTGTATCAAGCGGCCAACCAGCACTTCTTCTTGCCGGAAGCAGCGCCACTGGCGACATTGCATACGCAAGCGGTCAATCACTAAACATCGGCATTACAAACGCCACACAAGGCGTCAACGGTGCGTTTACCGAGTACCTTCGCCTTGATGCAAGCGGCAATATGCGCTTGAATAGCGGATATTTCTCCGTTGGACCTTCTTATGACATCTTTAGGGTAGATACTAGTGGCCTGACCAGGATTGGAAATGGATCAGATGTTGCCGGTGACTTGCGAGTATATGGAAAATCGGGCGTTGATGGTGCGGTAAGAATATACGGAGGCGCGTCAACAACCGCTGGCGCAACTCTGTCGTTTGATAGCGCAAATAGTCGATTTAATATGAATAATGACTTAAATGTTGCTGGAGTTTTGAGTTCTACAAGTATTAGCACCACGGGATCTATAACTCTTGATGACTTGACAGGTCTGTACTTTACCACAGCGGGCACAGACGGAAACCTATATTATGTTGCCGCTTCTTACTTCGTTGTGAATGATGACCTTCGAATCAATATGGGGACAACCGCATCGACGTCTGACGTTTACATTAACAGCGCCTCTTCATACGGCACGCTTGCTAGATTCAGTTCTGCCAGAAGGTACAAAAAGGATATCCAAGATTTCAATGTTCCGCTAAGCGACGTTGTTCAGTTAAGGCCAGTGACATTTAAGTGGAATCCAGAAACAACAAAAAGCACTGAGACTGGCGAGATTACTGGGCTTATTGCCGAAGAGGTTGAGTCAATCAGCGACGCAATGAAGAGAATCTGCCGATACAATGAAGAAACTGGAGAAATTGAAAGCGTTCAATACTCTCAGTTGGCAGTATTTCTAGTCGGCGCCATTAAAGAACTAGCGCAGCAAAACACAGCCCTTGGGGCAAGGATTGCCGCGCTTGAAGGCGCCTAGCCCATTGAGGCCCTTTGTTACATCGTGTATGATATGCCACATCAGCGGGGTACAACCCGGAAAGGTAGGAAGCCATGAAGTACAAGGTTAAGAGTCAGTTGGACCACGAAGAGAAGGGCGGCATTCTTGACGACTGCGGGCCATCATCTGTTGCTGCAGCAGTTTCCTGGGTGTTTAAGTACGCCCCAGGCAAGGACTTCTCTGCCGCAGACGGCATTGCCGCTAAGGCAAAAGCAACTGGTTTTGTGGAGAAGCAGGGCGTAAGCGACAACGGCTCAACGCTTGCCGACCTTATAAAGACGGCAAAGGTTCTTGGTGCTGATGCCCGCTGGGCAAAGGACTGGAACGATGTCATCAACTCTGCCAAGGCAGGGGCAGCCCTGGGCGTGTGGGTTGAGCAGCCTGCTGGCTATCCTAAGACTCTTGAGGTTTCCGCATGGCATGCAAAGTGGCAGCGCTGGTGGTGGGTCAAGCAGAAGCAGCCTACCCGCACGTACGGTCACATGACTTCAGCCGTGTACGACCCAATCGATGGCTGGCAGTGGGCGTGCCCAACGCGCTCCGGCAAGGGTGCTGAGCAGTTTGGCGTAAAGATTGACGAGAAGATTCTCCTCGCTCTTGCGGACTCAAAGCGCGTGTCCAAGAAGCACGTTGCCCCAGCGTTTAAGCACATCATCATTATCACAGCGCCAAAGGGTTGGGTCGCCCCAGCACCAGAGGCTCAGGCAGTAGCACCAGTTGCTCCAGCACCAGTTGCTGCGGCTCCAGTTGCTCCAGCACCGCAGCCGGCGGCACCGGTAGCAACCGTACCGTGCTCACGCTGTGGCGGCACGGGTGTAGTAAAGCAGTAGGAGAACAGAATGTTTGCAAAGATTAAATGGGTTTTTGATAACACCGGTATAGACGAAGCGCTTCTCGAAGCGTTCCGTGTCGGCCTTGCAACGGGTATTGCCGTGATGCTTGCAACCGGCGCACCAATTCTTGACATGACTAACGATGACTTCCGAACTGTTGCCTCGGGTGCCATTGCGGCAACCCTCCAGGTAATCGTTCGCGCCCTCAATCCAGAGGACACGAAGTTTGGTGTTGGCAAGGTAAAGGCTGCCCGCGAAGAGCAGGCAAGCACCGCACACATTGCCGGTTCGGCAATTGATACCGATGGCGACGGCATTGCCGACCAGTTGGCTGGCAGCCTTGCCGGCGAGCAGGGTTGGGTCGATGTTGACGGCGACGGAATCAACGACCTCGAAGAGGAGCCAAAGGCGTAATCGTGGCGAAAGCCGCTAGTGATCGCCCTGATGTCTCGGTAGCCTGGGTAGAAATTGACCAGATTACCAATCATCCCGATAACCCTCGGGACGGAGACGTTGGGGCGATTATTACTTCCATCAGCCAGAACGGCTGGTACGGTGTGCTTATTGCACAGAAATCAACCAACTTTGTGCTGGTCGGGAATCACCGACTTATGGCTGTCCGACAACTTGGCTGGAAGCAAGTCCCTGTCATCTTCCTGGATGTCGACGACCGAAGGGCGCGCAACATTATGCTTGCAGACAACAGGGTTTCCGACAAGGCTGACTACAATGAAGATTCCCTTGCGGCGCTCCTATCAGCAGCAGCGGCAGATGGCGACCTCCTAGCAACGGGCTACGACCAAGAGGACGTTGACGCACTTATTGCCTCATCAATGGATACTGGCCCGCTAGACTCAGAGAAGATAGATAAGAAGTGCCCGCACTGCGGGAAGTCGCTCAGTGGATCGGCTCGGAGTCGTCCTCGATAATTGGGGCGAGGGCAGATGCGTTTGGTGGGGTGAAGCCAGCCGGTACGTCAACCCAGCGAATGCGCATCTCTCCGCTCTCGTCATCGTCAGTCATCGTGCTAATAATGAATCTTGCAGCGGCTTCCAGTGCCCTCTCGGCAGTGGTCGCAGTGTCCTGAATGACGCCACCGTAGAGCACGTGCCACTTGGCATACGCAGAGTTGCCCGTGTATCGGATAACAATCTCTGTTGGGTGCTTCATCTCCTCAGAGTAAGTCATTGTCATCGTCCATCTCAAGGTCATCGCCCTCTGCAAGGGGGAGCGGGGAGACCGGCCTAAGTGGGCAGGTTGCGTCCCAGCACTTTGGGTTCTTGTCGTTGTTTGCGCACGAGCGGCACATCGCGTCCACCGAATTTCGGTATAGGGCAATGATCCTGGTCGAGGTTGCATCTTTAGTTGGTGCCTCAAGCACTTTCTTAATCGTTAAGATGTCATTTTCCATAATGATGACCCGCTCATAGTAAACATCGCGCAACCGATTAAAGGTCATTTCAACGCCAAGGCTTGCAGCAACCTTTGCAAAGGTGTTAAAGGTCATTCCGTATTTTACTAAGACCTTTGCCAGGACCTCGTTGAATTCCCTGTACGGTGCCGGGTTCTTCGCCTTGTGGGCGCTGACTACATCCCGGATCACTTACTTGGTCTTCTTTTCGCCGCTTTCCTTTTTGGCCTCAATCGCGTCGTTGACGGACTCTGCCTGAAATTGTGCAACGATTTTGGTTAGGCGGTCAATCTCCAGACGAAGAGCGTCGATCTCCATGGTCTGGGCGCCAATCTTCTTAAATAGGTCTTCAACAGTCATCGTGCATACCTCGTTGCTGAGGTGAAGTAAAAGCCGACTCCACCCACATCTGCGGCATAGACTAGCGCGTCGACCATGTCGTCGTGCTCGCTATTAGGGAATCCTAGCATCTCAGACTCCAGCGCGCTAATGCCTGGACCCCCTCGAAGATGAAATACCTTTCCGGCCTCATACCTGGCGGCAAGGGCGCGGGAGCGGACGACCTTATCGCGGTCTGGGCGGATAGGTCTCGCCGGGAGGCGGGTCTCAGATAGCATTTCGCGCACAAAAGTGCTCTGGTGCTGGACTGCTTCAATGTTGACCGCCTCAAAGTTGCGCGGGCTATCCATGTCTACATCTTGCTGCCCGCGAAGACCGACGTACCGCGCTGGCCAAAGCATCCGTGGACCGTTAGAGCCGTCCACAATTGATCCAGTCTTGTCTAGCCCCGTAAGCCACTGCTGATGCCCCTGCACAAGGCGCTCACGGTAGGCACCGACCACATACAAGTTCTTGTCTGCGTCCTCAACCACTTCTACTGCCGACGTGTAGTCGGAACGCTCACTCGACGAAGAGGCAAGGTCGACCCCAA